ATGAAAAAGAGTATGAGAACAACAATGCTAAAACTGTTGAAGAGTTGCAGAAGTGGGCACAGTCTAAGTTCTCAAATGAGGGCATTGACAAGGTCTCTGATGCTATCAAGATTGAAGCCTATGAACTTGATGGGCAAGTTGTTCACATAGGCGATACGGTCAATCTCAAGAGCTGGAAACACAATGTCGATGCATTCAAGAAAGCTATTGCTTATGAGTTCGATGCCTTAAAAGAAGAGTACATCTCTCTGACTTTCGACGATAAGGCAGGCACTGGCGGTTCTAGAGCTTCTGGTGGACTATCTAGCGCAGCCGATGCAATTCTTGGAGTGACAGAATCAGCTCAAGAAATTGCCCTTGAAAAAGCTCTTCAAAATGCAGACTTAGACTTTGATCATAAGGCTGAATTGCTTAGACAGGAAATTTCTGACGGTATTGAACTTGCAAGAGCAAGAGCCGAAGAAGTCAAGCAAGAACTATCTGACACTATCAATCAGCGTTTCAACAGCTTTGACAACGGCCCATTACAAGAAGTCAAGCGCAGGGCTGAAGAAGCGTTGCGAAACGCTGGCGCAAGTACCCTGCTTGCACAGGAAGCCAAGCGGATTGGTCTAGATTCTGTTGCCAAACTTGAAGAATTCAAGAGACAGGCTACGAGCGCTCAGACGGCTTTGTCGGGTGACTTGGATGTCTTGAAACGAACCATTGCGAATGATATTCGACCGAAACAAGCGCAGTCTGAAGCTGAGATTGCCAAGCAAGTTGAAGCACTTGTTCAGACCAAAAAAGAACTGTCTGGTATAAAGTCAGCGCAAGCGACGTATGAGGAGACGACGACTCGCAGACTGTCAGAACTGACCAACTTAGCTAATGGCAAGGCAAGCAAGTCAGAACTCACGCAGACAGCCGAGCAGCTGGCTAGTAAGATAGCGAGTGTGCAGGTTGGGGGGCGGAATTATATCCGAGGAACAAGACGCATGGCTCTAGCCAGCGGATTGTGGACATCAGGTACCTTTAGACCATCAGGCGTTGGGACAGCAAAGACTATTGATGTATCAAACAGTCCAGCGACTGGATTTGATAAAGCAATACGATTGACCTCAAGTAACGCTAGAGGCCAAATCGGCATCGCTCAGGATAGGTTTGAAATAATGCCAGGAACCTATACTATGTCTGTCTGGGTAAAAGGTTCAGTTGGGCAAAGAGTTAAGTTACAAACTCATTGGGAGCCTGACGATGCAACAGGTATAAGTCCATATTTTATCTTGAAAGATGATAAATGGACATATTTGACATTTTCAAGCGAGCGAAAAAAAGCTGGAACCGTATCAATTGGCTATGTATATCTCGTAAATGCTGATGTGGGAGAATACTTAGATGTTCTTGCGCCCCAGTTGGAAAACGGGAGTTTAGCGACAAGTCCGAAAGAAGCTCCAGAAGATACAGATGGCCAAATCTCAGCCGTCGAATCAACCTTTAAGCAACGGGCCGATTCGCTCGAGGCTGGTGTGAGTCGTCTGACTGAAGGTCTCAGAACCAAAGCGGATATCAGCTCACTCAATGTGACTGCTGAGAATATTAGGCAGTCCGTGAAGAGTCTTGAAACAAGCACGCAGAACAAGCTGGATCAGAAATTGAGTCAGGCTGAATTTGAAGTTCAAGCTGGCTCTATCCGTCAAGAAATCCTAAACGCAACTAAGGACAAGGCGGATAAGACTTTGGTTGTGGCTGAAGCTGGGAAATTGCGTGAAGAATTTTCAAAAATGAAGGTCGGTAGTCGTAACTATGCTGAAGACTACGACTTTTCAAGAGGACTTTGGAGATATCATCAAGGGGACAATAGTCCACGAGATTGGACTATCTCAAACGGCGAATACAACGTCAAAGGTACGACTAACACTTGGAAGCAGATGCAGATTTTCTCAAAAGAAGGCAGTCGAGTGTCTGAAAAGGATTCGACAGCTCTTCTTGATTTGGAGATTGGCGAGACTTATACGCTTTCTTTTCAAGCTATGTGTCACTCTGGAAATCCAAGGGTTTGGGTTTCTTTAAGAGCCAATCGAACAGTACCTGGTAATCCTGAGATTATATCTGGCAATTTCAACCTCACGTCAAGCTGGCAGACTTATCAAGTCACTATACCAGCATTGACCAAGCCTGATAATTTTGACTTCTGGCGAATTATTTTGGGCTATAACGAGATTGGCCATGTAGCCTTTCGTAAAGTGGAATTGACCAGAAGTTCTACTCGTATAGATGCAGGACCTGCTCCAGAGGATGGTAAGACGGACCTTATAGTTGCTAAGTCTACTTTTGAGCGGACGGCTCAGGGTTTGCGAACCGACTTATCAGCTATTCAGGAATATGTCAATAAAGACGGTCAGCGACAGGAAGCTTTACAGCGTTACACTCGTGAGGAAAGCGCTAAGCAAGCGACTTCTGTCCGTGAGCTGGTCACAAGGGACTACGTTGGAAAATCGGCTTATCAGGAGGATGTAAGAGGCATTGAGCATAGGCTTGAAGCTATTACCAACCCACAAAATGGCTCGATTGCCACTCAGATTGCCAAATACAAAACAGCAGTAGACGGACGATTCGCAGATATAACGTCAATGATTTCTGGCAAGGCTAATCAGACAGACTTCCAGAGAGTCAGAGAGACAAGCCAGCTCTATGAGCGAATTTTAGGCAATACTGAAAATGGAATTGCAGATAAGGTAGCTCGTATGGCTTTGACAAGTCAATTATTCCAGGTTGAAGTGTCAAAGGCGTCAGCAAGTGGACGAAATCTTTTCTTAAATTCGCTATTCAAACGTGATTTAAGAGATAAATATTCAACGTACAAGCTGTTTGATGATGCTTCGCAGACCAAAGGACAGTTAGCTGTAAGTATTGATTCTGACAATCAATTTAGAGGAGTGAACACATTGAAGATTGTATCAACCTTCAATGGCAAAACTGATAACCAAAAAATCACTTTCTCACTTGGTGGTAATTCACGCACTGGCCGAGTTGATGAACTGAAAAATAAATCAGCAAGATTTAGCTTTTGGGCAAAATCTACTGTCAATAATACGAATTTTCAAGCTAGAGCAGGATATAGAGGTGCTGTTAAAAGTGTCTCATTGACTACTGATTGGCAATTTTACGATGTTGAGTTCATAAGAAATGAAAATACAAATGCTACAAGCGAGTTAATCTTACATGTTTTTTCAAACGCAACCGTTTGGATTGCATTTCCAAAAGTTGAAATTGGAACAGTGTCAACTCTATTTTCAGAAGCTCCTGAAGACACAGACGAGGCTATTCGGTCTGTTCAAACTCAGCTTGCTGGGTCGTGGGCAGTTCAAAATCTGACTAGTGCTGGTGCTTTGGTTTCAGGTCTCAATCTTGGGGCAAATGGTCATAATCGACTTGACGGTAAATTGACCCACATAACTGGCGAGACCTTGATTGATAAAGCAGTTATCAAGTCAGCCATGGTGGATAAGCTGAAAACGGCCAATTTTGAAGCAGGTTCGGTGACTACTGTTGTTTTAGATGCTGAAGCTGTTACTGCGGAAAAAATAAAAGTTGACCAGGCTTTATTTAATAAGCTTGTCGCAAATGAGGCTTACTTGAGCCAACTCTTTGCTAAGCAAGCCTTCATTAACCGTGTTCAGAGTGTTGCGATTGATGCAAGTCAAGTCCGCTCAGGTATTTTAAGCGGTGACCGAATCTACGGTGGAACGATTCGAGGGGCAAATATCTTTGGTGGAACTTTAACAGGCCACACTAAAATCCAACTAGGTTCTTACGGTTCGTTTGATACAGTGAATGGTGGTTTACAGATTAACGTACCACGAGACTATAATGCCAAAGATGGGTTGGGTGTCCAGTTCATTGGTTCTTATGGTCGTGGAGAGAATGTCCCTTATGGCCTCTTCATTTACAAGGACTCGGATTTTACTACTGGCGGTTACGCAAGCAGAAGTGATGACTTCCTATTAACAGTAGAGGGATACATCAAAGCGAACGGAATTGGCTGGTTTAAGACCGGAAAAGGGTCTATCAATGGATCAAGCACAGCAACTATCGGCTATTGGAATTCATCTGTTTCTATGGATTTTGGTGGTTCAGGAAATGATATTTACTATAGTTATAACGGTAAAGCATACAGCTTGTGGTCAATTGTTAATCAGCATTTTTCAGACCGACGTCTGAAGGAAAATATCGTTGACTGCAAGCACAAGGCTCTTGATTATATCCATCAATTCCAATTTAAGGAATACGATTGGAAGAAACAAGAGGAAAGACAACAACAAGCACACACGAAGATTGGTTTGATTGCCCAAGAGGTTCAAGCGGTAGATCCTACACTCGTCTACGAGAACGGTGACACGCTGAACCTGGATAATCTCAGATTGACCAATATCGCACTCAAAGCTATTCAGGAGCTCGCTCTTGAAAACAAAACATTAACACACAGATTGGAGAACTTAGAAAATGAACGCAGAACAGCTTAACCAAGCCTTACAAATGACAATTAGTGAAATGTCAACAGCCTCAACAAATTCGATGATTACAAGTAATCTCTTGAGTATTCAGTTAAATGAGCAAAGGGCTGAAAATCAACGACTTCAAGCACGAGTTGAGGAGCTGGAAGCTCTGCTTGATGAAGAAACTAAACCAGCAGAAGGAGAATAGATATGGCGATCAATGGCTATAACTTATCAACAAAACCATACTTAAGAATTTCTGGCTCAAACGTTGAGACCGTTGTAGAAATTCAACTATCAGAAGGCAACCGCTACAGCACTAACTCACGATCATTTCCCGGAGACCGTACAAACGAACCAGATGATGTCTTGATTCAAGATGTGCTGGATATCCTAAAAGCCGAGCTAGATCCAGGGAGTGCCATTGTCAAAACACAGGCGCAGCTTGAACAGGCTAATCAGAAGATTGCTCAGAATGAGAGTGAACAGAACAAGCTTGCAGCTCTTATTAAGCAGACTGAAGAAAATGCAAAGGTAAATCAGAAGGTCATCCATGTTCTTGTGTTGAACTCTGTCATGAGCAAGAATATTGGTTATGGAACGACCTACAAAGAGCTAGTTGAGTTGATTCCACTAGCTGAAGTTGGTAAGACTTACTTACCACATGACTTGATTACCATTGAAGACCCTGAACACGTAGAGGTCAATGGTGAAGGGAAGCGCATCTTGGTTCAACTTAACAAGGAATTTACCTATAATGGTGAGCCTGTCAGCGCATTTGTGACAAATGGTACTTTGGAACAAAACGGAACGGGTGTCGCTTGGAAATTTGAAGGGAAGGAATAGAAGAAATATATGAAAATCGAATTGTTTAACTTTTTTAGAAATCTAATCCAAACAGAAGATGGCTTGGTATTGTATGCGCTAGGCTTAATCGTGATTCTAGAGATCGTAGATTTTGCATCAGGAACCTTCGCAGCGATTGCAAATCCAGAAATTGAATACAAAAGCAAGATTGGAATTAACGGCCTGATTCGAAAGATTCTAGGGGTCCTCTTGTTGATGGTATTGATTCCGATGTCTGTCTTGCTACCTGAGAAAACAGGTTTCCCATTCCTATACTCAATTTACCTCGGATATTTGATTTTTACTTTCCAATCGCTAATCGAAAATTACCGTAAGTTGAAAGGCAACGTGACCATCTTCCAACCTATCATCAAGGCATTTGAGCGGTTATCTGGTGACAAAAACGACAAGAACGAAGGAGAACAATAATGGATATTGATACAAGTAGATTAAGAACCGACTTACCGCAGGTCGGAGAACAACCATACCGACAAATTCATGCACATTCAACGGGTAATCGCAACTCAACCGCTCAAAATGAGGCGGACTACCACATGCGCAGACCAGCTGATTCTGGTTTCTTTTCGCACGTTGTTGGTAACGGTCGTGTGATGCAAACCTGGTACACTGATCGTGGTGCGTGGGACGTAGGCGGTGGCTGGAACGTTGAAGGCTACGGACAAGTAGAATTGATTGAGAGTCATGAAACCAAAGAAGAATTCATGCGCGATTACAAGCTCTATGTTGAGCTTTTGCGCAACCTTGCTGATGAAGCAGGAATTCCGAAAACGCTAGACTCGGACAGCTTAGCAGGAATCAAGACTCACGAATTCTGCACGTACAACCAGCCGCGAAATGCAAGCGACCATGTGGATCCATACCCTTATTTAGCCAAATGGGGTATCAGTCGTGAGCAATTCAAGAAAGACATCGAAGGCGGTCTATCTGAAGCTGGCTGGAAACGTAACGAATATGGCTGGTGGTGGGAAGAGTCAGATGGCTCTTATCCAACAAAACGCTGGAAGCAAATCAACAACGAATGGTTCTACTTTGATGAACGTGGCTATTGCTTAATCAATCGTTGGTTTAATGATGGTAAAGACTGGTTTTATCTTGATAAACGTGGCGCAATGGTTACAGGCTGGATGTTCCTTAATCATCGATGGTATTTCTTCAAATCAGATGGTCGTATGGCTACTGGTTGGGTGAAATATCGTGAAACCTGGTATTTTATGGAAGAAAAAGATGGTTACATGCTATCTAAGCAATTCATCAAATCAGGCGAAGGTTGGTACTATCTGAAGGCAAACGGTGAACTTCACACAGACCCAGCATTCAAAACTGAACCAGACGGACTTATCACAGTAGTTGATAAACCAAAAGAAGAAAAATAAAAACAGAAAGGACTTTCAAATTAGATTACACCAACCGCAGGCTCAGGCTTGCGGTTTTTTGTTTGCAATAATAAAAGCAGTGACCGAAATCACTGCTTATCAGCTATAGCAAATTCATAGAGCTTTTCTGCCGTTAGAAGCGCCATTTTGTCCATGCTTGTTTTTCCTTTTCTGAGGTCAGAAACAGTAGTCCAAGGAACTCCAGCGCCTTGCGAAATAGCAGATGTAGACATCGGGCTGTCTATTAATT